CCAAGGGCGAAACGCGCCTTGATCCATGACCGCTTACCCGTTTCAACCAGGAAGCTTTCGCCTTGGCTTTCAAGAAACAGGCCGTCATTTTCGTTAGCCGCTGTGGTAATGCGAAGAATGCCGCCATCGGCATCAGCAACCGCCGCCGCAGATGTGCCAGACCCGGCGCTTGTCGCGGTCTCGGTCCAACCGACAACGTCTTCATCAAAATCGTTGAAATAAACGTGGTGCTTGGTGGGATCGGGAGCGCCGAACATGCCAAGCGGGTCAGTCTTTGAAGCGCTAGTTACGCCAGAAGGGAAACGGGTCGGTGCAGACATGCGGTTTTTCTCCATCGTCATTTGCAATGACGCCCAGTTAGGGCGATGGTGTGGCCCCGGCCCCGCGTGGGGACCAGAGCCTTGGTGTGCCAAATGTTAAGCCCCCGGCGAAGCGACTGCGCCGCGCCAGTCAGCCCAGCCGCCAGTGTAGCGCTCAGTAGCTTTCATGCGAGCGTTCTCGGTGTCAAAGTCGTTGTCTTGGGTCAGTTCCAAGGCGCGACGGTTTTGAATCAACAACCCTTCGGGCACGTCTGTTTTGACAAAGAACGCATCGGGGTCGGTCAGGTAATCCCAAACGACAACACCCTTGGGCAACATGCCCATAGCCTTCATGGCGTTGATGTCGTTGTTGCCGGTGCCCGATTGCAAGGTGGACTTTAGAATGCGCGTCGCCTCAAACTCAAGCGCCGAAGGGACAATAAGCATTTGCCCAGCGGCCTGGATGCGAAGGCCCCGGCTGTCTTTCAGCCCACGAACGAGGGTCAACATGTCCTCAAGCGATGCCTCGGACAAGTCAGCCGCAACGGCCAACTCATTCGACTGGGTGCCGTCTTTGGTCGGGTGATCAGTCGCAAACAGTTCTTTACCGTCTCCACCTGTATAACCCGAGTCAAAGCCGCGATTCAGGATGTTTGCGAAGACGTTCTCTTTCGTCTGCCGCATGGAACGTGCCAGCTTCGCGGCCTTTTTGCGGGCCACACTTTCATACTGGTTATCCTCAATCGCCTCGCGCGTAACAATGGCACCGAGGCCATAAGTCACGTTACTAAGCCGCTGAACAAAGCCCTGGCCGTCGGTGTCAATAGACACTGCGCCGCCCTCAGATTTTACGCCAGCCAAGCCGTATCCTGTTTCTTCGACATATTCCTCATATGCTTTGTCCGAGGACACCGCATCAAAGACCATATCGCAGATCAGTTGCTTTTCTTTGTAGGTCGCTCCGAAAAACGCCTTCACACCGGGCCAAAGGGCTTTCGGGTGTGATCCTGTGCTAGTTACAGCCATTTGTCAGGCCCCCTTAAATGCCAATCGCGCCATAAGCGCGGGTGTGGTTGTTGATCAGAACTTCTACCTTGGTATAGGCCGAGGCGGCGGCGTTGCCTTCACGGTTCACAACACGCTGAATGGTCAACTGGTTGGAAGCGTCGGCAGCAGGCGCGTCGGAAGTCGTGTCCAACTCAGCGCCGGAAAGGCCGGTCACTGTGCTACCCGCATGGGTGTAGATCAGAACCGCGTTCAAGCCCACTTGCGTTGCCGCAATCGCGCCGTCTGCTTGGATCTCAAACGTCATGTCGGGGTCGTCACAGACCAGAACAACACGCTCCGTAGATGCCGGATTGTAAATGCGCTCAAGCCCATTCGGATCAGGCGCAAAGCCAACGATAACGCCTGTAATGGCATTGCCGTCCCCCGCTGCGGTCTTGTTGACCTCGGGCAAAGTTCCAACGGGGAACGATCCCGCGCCAGCCGCGTTGACTTGTGTTGTGTTTGCGGTGCCGGTAATAGTGACCGGATCGCCAATAAACAGCGGTGTCGCGTAGGTTGCTGGCACATAATAAGCGGACGCAGCCCCGTTATAGGCTGCTCCACTTTTGTGCTTCACTGGCGTCAAGCCAGATGGTGTGTCGGCGTTTGCCATTGCAAAACTCCATGAAGATTACTGAATGTTTGACGACACGCTATAGTCGCCCTGCTTTGAGCCAGTTCTATCGTTTCCGGCCCGCATTTCTTTCAGCTGTCTATCCAGTTCGACTCTTTTGTCTTTCTGGTCTTCTTCATAGTAGCTTATCAATTTGCGGCACAGATACGCAAGCTTTTTGGACCCATCCGCATTACTTCCCACGACTTGCGATACCGCATCGCCAAGGTCAGCTTTATCTGCCTTTACCACAGAATTGTCCTCTTTGACAATATCCCAATCGTCGTAAGCCGTCATGGTTAGTATTCTGTCGTGGTCGTCGTTAATCCAGCGGTATTTGAACTTCGTGAAGTCCAGCCGAGATTCGCTCACGCCAAGGCGTTTGCCGTAGACCGCGCCACCCTCACGACGGCGGCGGCGTGGCTCTACCTCATCAACGGCATTGCGGGGGCGACCTGGGCCGCGCTTTTCAGTTGCATCATTCATGGCCTAGCCCTCGTTATACATTTTGACGAACTCTTTTTTCCCAGAAGCATCGTTTTTGAACAAACCCTGGTCAACAAAGCGCTGGAATTGCGTTTTCACGTCAGACGGCAACTTGGAATATTCGCCGTCATTGCCAGCGCCACCCAATGCCAAGCTGCCGCCCTCAACAGGCGATTGACGCGCTTGGGGACGTGGTGGTGGGGCCGAATTGTCCGCAAACATATGGGGATAGTATTCGGCCAACTTTGCGCGCGCGAATGCCACTTGGTCAGCGGCAGGTTTCCCCAATACATCGGCATTGGCGTTGATCAGTGCCGCGCCTTGGGATTTTAGAAACGGGTCGTTAAGCCATTTCCCATCGGCGGTGCTGGCATATTGCGAAACGTATGGGTCTGGCCCTGACTGCTCGGGCGCTGGGGCTAATTGCTTTGAAACATCGTCACGTTGGCGCGCAAGTTCGTCATAGGCCTTTACATCGCCGTTGGCGACCGCTTGGCGCTGGGCTGCGCCGATTTGTGCAATCCTGTCCTCATATTGCTGGCGCTGCATCCCCAGTGCGCGTTCGCTCATCGCCTCAATTTTGCGCAAGCGTTCTTCACGGGCAGTCAGGTCGGCCTCGGCCTTCTTGATCCGGTCGTTCATAACACGGAAAGGCTTGGTATTGCTTAGCCGCTCAAGGTATGCGGTCGGATCGTCAACAAACCCGGCAGGCTTGTCGCCCTTCCATTCGTCGCCTGACTTCCAGCCCAGCGCGCGGGCTTCGGCAGCATCGGCTTCGTCGTATGGCGGCGGGGCATCTTGGGAATTGTCAACTTCCGGCGCATCGCCCTCGGGGGTTTCAATTGTGGTTTCGATTGGTTCGTCTGTCATTGCTCAATTACTCCGATAATCACTCTATCTCGCATAATCCAATAGTCTTTGCCGTCTGCGTCGTTCCTCCATTCCTCAGCCTGATACTTGGGAAACAAAACACGGTCGCCAAGTTGTGGCGTAGGGGCGTCGTCAGGCCATCCCTCAATTGCTTGGAATGCAGCTGGCGACATTGCTACCAACTTGCCCTCACGGCGCGCATAACCTTCCCGGTCAGCGCTGTCTTCCGGGATTAAAAGCCCGCCCTTTGTTTGACGTTCAACCTCGATAGGCTCAACCACCACAAAGTATTCAAGCGGCTTTAGTGGGAATGTCATGCTCTAACCTCTTTTTCTTTCAAAAACTGTTCCCACGCCAAAATGTCTTCAGCACTGGCGTCAAAAAAGTCCTCCCATGCCTTCTGGGCTTGGTGGAACCCCTGCCGGTCCGCTTCCGACGGGGGGTTGCCCCCCAGCCATGCCCGGCACATTGAGTCCTCTCGGATCGCTGCTAGGCGCTCCACTAGGCCCTTGAGGCGCACCGTTACTGGGTGTGAGTGCCATTCCTCGAGACTTTCCGATAGATGTTTCAAGTCGTCCACGTTCTTGCTCCAAAACTAATTTCAATCCCGCAAAGTATGCGTTCTTTTCTGTGGCTTCCGCGTCGGTCAAATCCTTCACGGTCTTGGCACGCCCGCCCTCAACCTTTGCAAGCGTAAGTTCTATGTCTGCACGCGCTTGGACAACCCCGGCCTGCGCCGCGTCCATTTCCATTTCCGATATTTGCGCAGCCATTGGGTTGGGCTGTGGGATCAGTTCTTCAACGTTGTCAATCTGCATCGCCTCAAGCAATCGAGTGACCGCAGCGGCCTTATCGACAAGGCCAGATTCTGCAAGCTGCATGAGCAAATTCGCTTTGCCGGCCTCTTGCATTTTCGTCACGCTGCGCGGATCCGCAACCGGCTCAATATCCATATCGGCCATGTTGTAGTCCTGTTGCGCGCTCACGCCGTCCATTGCATCGTGAAACGCCGCGTATCTGTCCTCCTCAAGCGTTTCAGAGTTAATGCGCGCAAGCAGCTTAAACTCCTCCGCAAACGCCCGGAACAACCGCTTAAAAATGGCGTTGCTCATCATCATGCCCTGCTCGATCAAGGCAATAGTTGTGGTCGCGGTCATATTCTTTGACCCAGTGTCACCCGTCATAATGTCTTTGACAGAGGCAACCTCTTTTCCTGCCTCGATCATCATCCCAAGCATTTGAAACAGCACAGCGTTTGGACCGGGATATGTCATGGGCACAATGGCCGACCGCACGTCCCCGCCTGTGGATGTTATGGTCTTAAACTCGCCGGGCCGCATACGCTGCGCGCCACCCTTTAGGCGCAATTCCGACCCAATAAAACCGCCCCCAAGGCTGGCATAGTGCCCGCTGTCCAAAAGCATGTTGAACGTCGTGTTTACCGTCTCCGACATATCGCCAAGCAAGAACCCAAGGCCTGAGCCATGGATGCCGCCATCCATTGACGGCAGGAACTTGAAATTGACGTAATATGTGCCGCGCCGGATCGACTTAACCTTCACCGGAACGTCGATTACCGTGGGCTGCATCATGGGCTGACCCATCATGTCCAGCTGTGGCATTCCGTTCTGGTCCACACCCGGAACCATGGCCTGCTGTTGTTCTGTCACATAGCGACCG